CTCGTGACCGATTCCATTCGAGACATAATCATAGAGACTATCGGTGAGGTATCTGAACACATGAAAAATATGGGTGATGTCATAGTGAGTGGAGGAGAGGCCTTCAATCTGTACGTCGACTACAACGACCGAATCGTCACCAGTGATATAGACGCGAAATTTGTTCCTAGAATGTCCGTGAATCCACAATACTTTGGTAAGCTTCAAGCCACAAAACTTATATTGTGGGACAAACTGGGAGAGATCGCCAAACGCCTAGGACCCCGCGTAAAGCGACGACTCATAAGCATGCGTAAGAAACATCCTAAGATATTCAAATTTTTGGGTATCAATTTCAAACAGGGAGTTCCCCTCATCACACGTCGGTACACACTCATCAAGAAGAAAAAGACTGGTTCGACGAACCAACCAGCGAAGGGTGACGTATTCATAGACGTGGAATTGTTTGCTCTGGACATGAATATTCGGTACTTTTCCCCACAATCCGGTAAGATAGAAGATTTAAATATTGGCGGCGTTCTCGATATACCCTTCATGCGTCCAAAAGAGTTTGGCTACGAGGTCGTTCTTTCTAGGCGTCGGGGTATCACGTATCGCAATTTGGAAACCGGTAAACTCGTGACGAATAACAAGGTATACATCGCGAGCAAGGAGTTTTTGATAGAAGATATCTATCTCATGCAGAAACTTAAACTTCGTCCAGAAAAGAAGGAAAAGGATCGCCAGAGACTCGTGAGGTTAGCTCGTCTCTTTGATAAACGCGTCAAGATGTCCGATTCCATGGAAGACGTGTTTAAACGTGTACGCAGAAAGATTATTCGAAAAGGTGCCCCGGCCACAAAGAAAAATGCACGCGTTTCCATGAACCAGGCTAAACGCATCGATCCTTACAAATACAAGAATTTTACGACGAAACCTTCAGACGATCGACTTTCTAAACAAATGGTCTATGGTTTCAAGAGTGCGGTCAAAAACACCAAGGTGAACGGATACGAAAAGTCGAGTGGTAACAAACGTTTCAACCTCGGTTCACAGACGTGGAAGAATGTTACGAATAACTCCTACGTTAAGAATGAGTTTAACCTCAGACCAAAGAATTCTAAAACTTTACCAAAGAATTTCAACGTCTCAAACACTTTATACGGGTTCAAACCCAGGCGAAACATGTGGGTAGATAAAAACGTGTTAAACAAATCGGCTGCCATACCCTTTGTTGGGTTAAAGAAATAAGACACAACATAAACATAAATGATTTACAACGCTCCTGCTAAGGGTGAAGATGGCCTTTATTTCGTCAAGACTCTCAACGACACCAAGCGAAAGTGTCTCATTCAGCTCAACAACGTGAAGATTGCTGACGTGTCAGGGGAAGTTGTTTTTGACCTCGCGTCCGAGACTAACCTCAAAAAGGTCGAGGATGTCGACGCGGCTAACCTCGAGGCGGCGAACGAGAACTGCGAGTCGTGGTTCGGTAAGAAGCTCTCTGATACGGTCATCAAGGGTGCGTACACCCCCAGTGTAGTCAACGGTCAGCTCACAGGCGATCGTATCGAGGCGACCAAGGTATTCGATGCACAGCAGGAGGTCGTCGACTTTGAGGCGGTGCAGACCGGTAAAATGTGCAATGTCATTCTCGAATTTGCCGGACTGTGGTTCGCCAAGAAGGCTTTCGGTTCTTCGTGGAATGTTGTCCAGGTCAAGGTACACCCCGATCCAATTCTCGATGTATACCCAGACGGGTATGCATTTGTCGATGAGCAAGAAGAATAAAAAAATTTGTTAATAGTATATAAAAGATGTCGATGTTCAAGGGTCGTAGGCAAACCATCATGATGCTCGTGGCCATCGCTGTTCTCATTTTTCTTCTATTCAACATGAACTCCAAGTCTGGTTACGCGATCGTCGAGCGTGAGTACTCGGCGTTCGGTGCGGCCCCCTCCAACGGCCCCGCCGCTGCCCCAGCTGCCTCTGCTACTGCTTGTGGCATGAACAAGGGTACCGGACTTGCCTCCTCCCTCCTCCCCCGCGAGGTGGCTTCCGATGAGGACTTTGGCGAGTTCGCCCCAGAGGACATCCTCAAGGGGCAGAACTTCCTCGAGCCCCGTCAGCAGGTTGGCTTCCCCGAGACTGTCGGTGGCGCTCTCCGCAACGCCAACCAGCAGATCAGGGCTGATCCTCCTAACCCCAAGGACCCCTACGTTTGGAACAACTCTACCATTGGTCCCGACACCATGCAGCGTGGTTTGTGCGCTTAAAGATTAGACACTAGACCTGTTTAATAATGACTACCGTTTCTAACGAACTTTCCGAGAGCGTCTCCAAGCTCGTAGAACTTACAAAACAACTTTCTGAAGCGAAATCTGATATCAAAATCCTAAACCAGGAAGAGAAGCGGCTCAAAGAGGCGGTCAAGACACATATGGTTTCCCAGGGTATTGATACCATTAACCTCAGGAAAGGGAAAATTAGTATTCGTAAAACTGTCAGAAAGGGCAGTATGAACAAAGATGCGATCAAGGATGGTCTACTTGTGTTTTTCGCAGGTGATGAGGCCAAGGTCGAAGGTGCTTTAAACGCAATCAAGGATAACCTAAAGACGAAGGAGTCAACATCACTCTCATTAACCGGTATAAAAGATAAGCCCGAGAAAGAAGATAAGTAATTAACAATGGTCTGGAGCCAATACGTATACGAAGCGTCCACTGGATTCGAACACGACGCCAGTGATGACGATGATTTCATCGATGACACTCCTCTGAATATTGAAGACTGGGAAGTCGAATACTCAGATGAATTACGATACATGTGGAACATGATTAACACACTCATGTACGACGCCCATATCAACCACACCGGGAAGTTTTGTGATTTTGTGGAGTTCTGTCACATGGATCATGACACGTATCACGAACGTGTGACATGGGACTATCAGGAACAAACCAGATGGTATGAAGAGAGACTCATTCACATTTGGAAAAGTCTCAGGCGCTGTATCAATGAAAATGGTCTTCATGGATATATGATGCGTGGTGCAACATTTTACCACTTTGTAGACTTTGCTAAAAATTTTATGGGTATATATTAAATGCTTCCCCCCAATCTTACTGCTCAAAAAGTGGCTATCCCTGCGGCTCTTTTTCTCGCACTGAGCCCCGGTGTTGTTCTGACCACCGACGGCTCCAAGGTTTCTTTCGGAAACCGCAAAACCAGTCAGATGGCCATCTTCTTCCACGCGCTCGTCTTCTTCCTCGTATACAGCCTCATCGCCCGGGCTATGGGTCTTGTTCTCACCAGGAACGATCTCATCGTCAGCACCGCGCTCTTCCTCGCGTTGAGCCCTGGTCTTCTTCTCACCCTCCCCCCTGGATCCGGCGGCGTCCTCCGCTCCGGTCAGACCAGCCTGAACGCCGTTCTCGTGCACTCGATCGTATTCGCGCTCGTGTTTGCGCTTTTAAGGCGTCAATTTCCTCAATTCTACTAAGTAGGAGGATGAAGTACTTGGTACTGGGACCAGCTTCCATGGGTATATATTCTCTCATAGGAGCGTTGAAGGCTCGAGAGACACAACTCGCCGAGGTTAAAGAGATATCGGGATCTTCCGCGGGTGCCATATTGGCTCTATTTTTAGCAGTTGGGATGTCTATTGATGAAATTTTCGAAACTTCACTCGAACTCAATATCCCCAATTTTGTTAAGATACGTATAGGCTCCTTTTTTAACAAATTTGGATTTGTTGACATGGCTCCTATACGTAAGAAGTTGGTTGAAATTTGTGGTTCGGATCCCACGTTTGAAGAGTTGGATATGAAGATATACGTATCAGCGTTTTGTATGAATACATCTGAGACGGTCTATTTTTCGAAGGACACTCACCCCGACATGAAAATCATAGACGCCGTGTGTATGAGTATGGCTGTACCGTTTATTTTTGCGTGTGGTAAATACAATGGTAATACGTATGTAGATGGAGGGATGAAAGAGGAATTTCCGCTTTCACCGTTTTACGATAAAAAAGCGCACGAGATTACGTGTATAAAAATTAAAATGAATCGAATGTATCAAGATGACATAGAAACACCAAAACAGTTTGTAGAGACACTCGTACGATCAGCTCTTTCGAACCGTGTCACGTACGATGCACCAATAGAGATAGTAGAAATCAATGTGGAAGATACGAACGTGTTTGATTTTGGTATGGATTATGAAGAAAAAATACGGTTATTCAACAAGGGGTATACTTTTTTATCAGCCTATTATAAATGAATGTGGATACATTCAGAGTAAGGCTGGCTGCACTACCTTTTCTTAGTAAGTCAGAAATCGAGTCTTACCAACAGAGGGTTCAACAGGGTAGAGTAGATCCCCAAACTCTTTATAGGGAAGCCTTGGCATTACACCAGGGTCGACGGTCAGAAGAGATAGGAAAAAAGAGGCGAAACCTCGAACGCCGTCTCGCGAACGTAAATCTTAATTACGACGATCTGTACCAACTTTTAGATACAGTCAACGATAAATCAAATTTGGATGAACTGTACGAGAGGGGACAGAAAATTGTCGCGTACCGTAAGAAACAAGACGTAGGTACTCGTCGCGCGAAACTCACCAAGAGTCTCGAAGGTATCCAGATCAATCAAGCCGATAAGAATGCTCTTCTCAAAAAGTTTGACGATGGAAAGAATACCATACGAACCCTCGTAGAGAATGCAAAGAAGCTCGAAAAGAAAAAGGCTTCTGAACGCATCTCGAAACAGAGGAAACTGCTCCGCGAGTCTATCAAGAACCTTGGTATCAGTCAAGTGAACCAGTCTAAAATTTTGAATAAATTCAAAACTGGTAAATTTGCCGTGAAGAATCTCATAGAAGAGGCTAAACAATTGAAAAAGGTGAAGGTTCTGAAAGGTATAGCCGGTAAGCGCGCGGAGCTCACGGAGATTGCGACAAAATTAGGTGTCGCCCAAAACTTTGCGAAACAGATCAAAGCTGTCGACACGGGTGACAAGGCTAATGCACTCAAGAATACGATAGAAAAGGCTGGCGAGAGGCGCTTAATGGCCGAACTTTCCAATGAAAAAGATAGACTCACCAATTTGGCGAAGGAGATTGGAATTTATGACTCGTTCGCTGGTGCCATATCCGGTGCGAGTACCATGCAAGCGCTTAACGTTGTCAAGTTAGATATAGTACAAGCCAGTAAAGTGGCCTTATCTAAACTTTCCAATGAACAAAACGTTGGTTCTAATTTTTCACGGGCCATCAGTAACCTCAGGTTTTTGGACCGTTTAGTTCCCCTCAAAAAACGCATAGAAGAAGCGGGTATCCAGAAGAGTGAAAATAAGAAACGTGAGGCAAATACCATCCTCGAACAGAACAAGGAAAGTTTCATAAACTTCGTGAGGAAAAGTACCCTTCCACCCAACAAACAGACTGTATTTATCAATCGTATGCGTCTGAAGAATGTTAACATTCCCAAATTGCGTGAGAATGTGGTGACTATGGAGAAAAATCTAAAAAATACGAAACGTGCCAAAGAACTCAACGAATTACTCGCCTATGTCAAAAATCTCAACCTCGACAAGTCGGATTTTATCGCTCGTTTCAAGAATACGAATGTATCGCTCGAAAATTTAAAGAAGGAAATTAACGCCGTGACTCGAAAACAGTTTAATCTTAGGGTGGCCAAAAACCGATTAGCGGAACGCGCAAAGCGAATTTCGTATGAGCTAAACATTTCGAACGTTAAAAATGTAAACAACGTCAAGATCGTGAACGAGCGTATCTCG